GCCAACCTTGTATTTAGGTTCAAATGTCATACGAATATTATCAGACTTATCTTTCCAAATAATACAATCATCGACAATATCAAATATATCGTCAATATCAAGGTAAGGAACAAGTTTATCAGGGATATAAAATATCCTTCTTGTCATAGTCTTCAGACCTTCTAATACAGCATGTGTCAAACCGTATTTATCGTTGAACATTATCTTATTCATATCTATTTTGTTATTAGTCAATTAATTCGGGATTATCATAGATATTACCAATCACGATAGTATCATCCATTTTTGTAAGATCAGATTGCCCGAAATAGAATAAATTTCGACCATTAGAAAGTTGAAAACGACAATTATCATATAGGATAATAGCTGTATATTCTTCTGGTTCAAAACCAAATGTAACAGTGTGAAGAATATCCCCTTCATAGATTTCTTTTCCGTTCTTATCGAATAATCCAGTGAACTGACCTACGGTTTCGGGAATGACCTTACTTCTATTAAATATTTCAGTAGCTTCGTATCCATATTGGGAAAGTTTATTGCTGAAAATAGCCATTTCACCACTTTCGTACTGAATCAAGTCACCAAATATCCATTCGTTATTATATAAGTTTTTTCCTCTGAATTTTATTGTACGATTCATTTTATTCCTCCTTCTTTACCAATTCAACTTCTGTCGGCTCTTCATCTTCCCATTTTACTTCGGGAAATCGGGAAGGATCAAGCTTTATCCAATTACGGGAATAATCTTCCGATAGCCAATTATTCAATCCATCATCCTTTACGGGTCGTGTTCGAAAAAGGTACAAACTACCATCTTTGTCTCTTGCTACATACATATTCAATTCCCTTTCTTTAGTTCTTCAATAAGAGCATCAGCACAACTAACCGCAAATTGAGCAACCGCTTTAGGCACTGTATGTTTCTCGTTCTCCTTGTATTCCGCACAAACACGAGCAAAATCAACCTCTTCTTCGTTACTCAATATTCCCTGCATGGCAGATTTCGCTAATTCGTAACGCCTCTGCTCCCAATCAATAGTTTTAAAATCACCAAAGAAGTCAAGTTCCGACACTTTGAGATATTTGTCTTTCACTAAGGCAGTTCCATCATCATATAAATCATCAACCTCCACAATTTCCTCGGTCGTTTTTATTCTTGCTTTCATATCAGTCTCCTTTCTCTTTAATCCGTTCTAGTACATCTCTGTTGGCTTCCAATATTTCATCGAAAGATGGTATTGGCATCCACGCAAGTATTATACTAGAACTAAACCTCCAGTCTTTTTGCCCAAGATATAAACTTTGTTGGATTTGTATTCTCCCTTCATATTCATAAAGGACTAAAACTTCTTCCTTATAGTTCGGCAATCTATCTTCCACACTTATCCACGGATTTTGTTTTGCATGCCATTTTGCACCAGCAATAAAATCATCCTGTGTTTCTCTATACAAAATTCCTCTGTCAGCAGGATCATATATCTCGTCAGCGTATTTTCTTGCTGCTTCTTTTAATGCCTGTTTCATAATGATAGCTTTTTAATGTCATCCACTGATAATTTATCCTTCCCTTTGGCATATTCAAAGAACCCTACTACAGGACATACACATTCGGGAATAGTATAATCATCTGTTTCAGGTAATGTTACCAATATACTAAGTCCTACGCCATTGATATATTCACAAGAAACATAGTCATCAAAGTCGATATATCTTTGTGCCTCCTTAGCTATAATGTCACAATTCTTTCGATATTCATCATAGCTTTTGATAGTACTATTAATAAATTTATCTATATTCATTTCTATTCTTGTTTTGAGCCTAATTAGGCTACATCGTTAATACTAATTTCTCCTTTCAAAACTCGTTCTACCTGCCTGTCGATTATCTCTTGAAACTCTATCTGGCAGATAAGAGAGCAATCCGGTATAATTTCTTCCACTGGGTCGCCTCTCCATGTTGGTAGTTCATCAAGGAATATTCGCCCGTCTTTATCTTTTAGACATGTTGCACCTACATCACGTTCAATCTGTGCCATTTGAGCAAATACCTCCGGGAAGTCTTTCCGGATTTTGTTCCAGTAGCCCATGCCACCTTTCACACAGCCGATACAGTTGTTGTTATTGTATCCCATCCTGTACATGGCGGGGATTTCAATACCGGCTTTCCAAAGCATACCCATAGCATCCGACTTTGTAATCTGCTTTTCAATGAGCGGAAACAGTGGCTTTGTGTCTGGATACTGCTGTTTCAAGCGGATAGCCCGGTTAATCTCTTTTGGATCGTAATCAAATCCCCAAACTTGACCGTCCCAAGAACCAAGTTCCTTTTCCAACCTGTAACGAACCTGTTTCTTCAATTCGAATGTACAAGCCGCACCAGTAGGCCCATTGATGTACCGTTTTTTTATCAGTACATCTTCTACGTTGAAATACTTATCGCTGCGAATGGTGTGTATTGGCTGATCGTACCATTTTTCACAATCCGCAAGGAATCGGGCGTTATCAGGATGTCCGGAGCCAGTCTCGATGTAGTAAATCTGCACATCATCGTATAGACTTAATGCTATCTTACAAGCTACTGCGGATGTTGCACCACAAGAAAACCATGCTATTATCATTTGATTCCTTTCTAATTTTGTTATTAGTCAATTGGTAACTTCATAAAGCACATCCATATCGTCTTACTTTGCCTCCCTGTAGTGTGCCCAAACAACGGCTCATAAGGGATAAGAGACAATATTTCAATAGCTTTTATCTCGCTTTCGTTCCACTTGAATACTAATGTACCATTTGGCTTTAAGACACGCATACATTCATCGAAACCAGCTTTTATTACTTCCTGCCAATTCGTAGGGAGTTTACCATACTTCTTTGCCATCCATGAAGTCTCGCCAAGTGTTTTAAGGTGCGGTGGGTCAAATACTACCATATAGAAAGAGTTGTCCTCAAATGGCAAATTAGTGAAATCTGCTACAATATCGGGTTTTACTTCTATGGTTCTGATCTTATCTCTATCTTTGGCCGTGATGGTTTCACTACGTTTGTCTATGAATAAAGTATTCGGATTCTTCTTATCAAACCAAAACATCCGGCTACCGCAACAGGCATCTAATATGATTTTTGTTTCACTCATTACTTTATTTGTTTTTCGCAAATCCTTGATAATCCTTCAAGAACTTGCAAGGTTTTACTCTAATTGATTCGTACATACTTACCTGCGATATCGCAAGTTCTTAATATATCGGCATTATCTTCACCGAAAGCTATTAGGATACTGCCGCACCCGGGCGAGTCCCCACGAGTCCCATCCGGTCGAAAGAAGCGAATCCGGTTCCGTAGAAATTTCATAGCTGTTGCTTTTTCAAAGATGACATCTTGGAACATCTTACTATCGCACCGGTTGAATAGTAAAGCGATGCCGTTACCGTGTTCTGCCAGACGTTTAACGAACTGTTCAATAAGCGGACGGGAATAAGGAGGATTTAGCCAAACACGACCTACCCATTCTTTAGTTAATCCGTCATGGTTCTTGTTGTACATTTGTGTAGCTGTTTGCCAAAGCGGTTTAACCGGAGCGCATGGATCTAAATCGAACTTTCCCAATGCGTCTATAATTTCTTTTGGCGTGTACCATTCATCAGTGGTATTAGCCGATTTTTCAAAGGTTGTATTCATTGAAAATATTTTAATTAATTGTCCAATTCTTCTATTCTTTTAAAAATTTCATATACCAGCTGGGGGCACATTGAATTTCCGTAAGCGTGAAAAACTTCCTTAATTAATCGAGATTTGCCATACATTTCAAGTGATCTATCGGAAAACCCATAATCCACGCTACAAACTGGTGGTTGACCAGCCCACGCAGCCCCAACCGATAAAGATGTTCCGGCAAACAGCCTGCGCTCCTTGACAATCGTCTTGCATACATCGGAGAAGAAAGATTCTCCCTCCGGTAATCGGACGCTGTCGGAGTAAGCAACCAGGTAACACCTGGCTCTTCTTTGGGGCGCACCTGCGTCTGAAGCGTACATGATCTTCCATTCTGCATTGTACCCCAATCCGAAAAGCGAATGGAGGATTTTTGCAAAATCTCTTCCGTTGTTAACTCTTGTGATATTGGCAACGTTTTCTGCAACAACCCACCGTGGACGGATTTCATCAACCGCCCGGCACATGTGCCACCATAATCCTGTCCTTTCTCCTTCAAGTCCGAGTTGTCCTTTTCCTCCCATTTGCTTTGCCTTACTTGCATCCTGGCAGGGGAATCCACCTGTAAGGATGTCCACTCGGTTTCGCCAAATATTGAAATCTGTTTTGGTAATATCTGCATAACTTGTACCTTTAAATCGTTTTTCCAAAAAGCTCCGGCAGAAATCATTTATTTCACAATGAAACAGATTTTTCCAGCCCATCCATTCGGATGCAAGTTCCGGAGCTCCAATGCCACTAAATAATGAGCCGTGAGTTTTCTTCATTATCATTCATCGTTTAATTAATTGTATCCATCAGGTGGTCCGCTATCGCATACACCACCAGGTAAAATAAGATGTTCACTCCTAGGAGAAGGAGGATGTTTAGGAGTATTCTCATCTGCGGGAAGATCCTTTCAATTCAATTACATTAAACATTTCATTAATGCGATCAGCGATATATGCACCATATCGATCCTGAATCTCTTCTATAGAAAGATTTGTCGTTATATGAGTTTTACACTCGTATCTCAATTCATATCGACATTGAAGAATATACTGCATAACATTCAACTCCGTGCCAAAATGCTTAGAAGGAACGGGCTCCCTTCCTAATTCATCAAAACAGATCGTCCTAGGAATTCCACCATTGTAAGTATACAGCTCCAAATAATCCCGTCCTTTCATCGAGAACCCAGTAGCAACATAAGAGGCGGAATCAATTCTGAATCCTCCAATGGGATAATCCCCGGCATCACGTCCTCCAATAAACCATAAGTATTTATTTAGAATTTGCATTATAGTTGATTTACCGGTCCCGTAATCTCCTGTTAGCAAAAGGCCTTTCCCAGCCCCCGAATCACCTTCTGCATAGAGAAATATATCATTCATTATCTTTCTAAAAGCCCCTTCAACTTTAAATCCCGGACAAACAAAGCGGCAGCATTCAGCAAACACTTCTGCTCGTCTCTTCTTGTCATTTATCAATGTTGTAGGTGGCAGTTGTGCGGATAACAGCTTTCCTATCGGAATCGGAGTTACCGGCCTTATCCTTGTTTCCATTTCTTGCTTGATTTACAATTTCGTTATATTTTGAGTTAATTATAGCTACGCTAAAATTCTTCAATATCCAATCATCGTGTATTGATGATAACAAACTTTGAAGAGCGTACAATAGAGAATCATCATCAACAGGCATACCTTTCTGATTCCGGGAAAAACTAATCTTCTTAAGAAGTTTACTCATTGATCCAGCGTCTTTCTCGGTCCAATAGTAATCTGTGTCAAAAGTCGATTTCACATAAGATTCAAAAACAGAACGAGATTTTATATTTATCCCCTCCCCCTCGGGGGGTATGGGGGGATTATTATTATCTATTTCTTTATCTTTCTTCTTCTTATTGCCCCTAGCCTGCCCCAATTCTTCCATTTTTTTAGCCATTTTTTCAGCAGTTGCCCTTAGCTCTGCCCTTAGCTCGCCCAAAGCATTGTTTAACTCACTGATTTCTTTGTTGTTATCTATGCCCCTACCTATGTCCTCATCCTGGCCTTTGACAGGATTATACTCATCATAGTTGCATAAAGTTATCACAGTCATGCCTTGTTTGTTACAAGTCGTTATCATGCCTCTCTTTTTCAGTTTGGCAAGGAAATAGCGTACTTTCTTTTCAGACCATTGCCAACGCTTCATCAAAAACGATATAGATGCTGGATATTGACCTCTTGAATAAGAGATTTCCCGACCTCCGATGAGTTCGCTGTACGCCTTGTCGGTTGCCTCAAATCGTGCTGACTGAATCAAGTCAAGCCACGCTTCGCACTCCGAAAACTCACGGGCTACCTTCCACATTTCATTCGAGAAAAACCTGCGGCTTAGCCTCAAAAATCCTTCGTCCATAGTTAGAATCTCACGTTTGTTAATTGTCTTCCTTTAGAGCAAACTACCCATTTACCATTACCGCTATCAAACAACCGTAAATCAGAGACTTCGCCAAAACGTTTGATGTTACCACATAAATCCACAATCCAGCCACATTCTTTGGAAGGATGGGGGCGGATAGCCCGACCGACTATCTGATACCACATAGCAAGTGACATCGTAGGACGTGCCATAACAACAGTGTCAAGTTCCGGATAATCAAAACCCGTAGTCAATACTCCGACATTCGCCACTACTGGTATTTCCCCTGTTTTGAAATGTTGGAGGATCATTTCACGAGTGGCTTTTGGAGTGTCACCGGATACAATAGCGCAACCAGGTATTGACATCGTTAACCGTTCTGCTTCTTTCAAGAACCGAGTAAATACTAAAATGCCTTTTCTCTTACCACCTGCTTTGGGATTCATCAGTCTTTGGACAATATGGACGAGATAACCGTAGAAGTCTATCCGTTCATATTCTCTTTGAACTGACTTATCCGTATAGTCGGCACCGGTGGTATTTACTTTCAGGTTAAGTTCATTCCATCCTGAAGGATTCATAGGATAATAGTTTAGCTTCGCCAAGTAGCCCATATCTAATAGGGTTGATACCTGTACATGGTAAATGACCTCTGAAAAAACATGAGGCTTTGTCCGGGTGATGAATTTCAGCATAGAACCGAAATTACGACTAGATGATAACCGATAAGGCGTAGCTGTTAATCCAAGAACCTTGCATTTCAATATAGAAAGAAAGTCTTTGTACATTCCTTCCTTTGGATTCACTAAGTGACACTCATCTATTATCACGTTCTTGAAGTGTGCAAATAGTTCGGGATGTCCTTTTACGCTGCCGATGGTGGCAAAGGTTATCCGGCTTATCTCCTTTGAGTTGAAAGAGGCTGAATAGATGGAGCAATCAAGCACACCGTATGAACATAGCTTTTTGAAGTTTTGCTCTAAAATTTCTTTCGAGGGCTGAAACACCAAGGTATGTCCGTCTAACCGGTTGGCAATATCAGCAATGATAAGCGATTTGCCTGATCCAGTCGGCAAAACCATAATGGCGTTGGTTTTCTTTAGTTTGTCATTAAAGAACGCTACGGCTTTATCGGATGCTTGTTGTTGATAATCTCGAAGTACGAAACT